ACATGCGCGACGACACGCCGATCCCGGAGCGGTTCGCATTCGCTCGGAAGATGCTGGAGGTGCTCAAGGCCAAGCCGGGGGATAAGCATTGCGAGCTCAAGATGGGGTTGCGGGAGGACCTGACCCCGTGCGGGTTCTTCGACAAGGACGTGTGGTTCCGGGGCATCGTCGATCTGGCCATCATCAACGGCGAGAAGGCGTTCATTGTGGACTACAAGACGGGGAAGTCAGCTCAGTACGCGGATACCGGGCAGCTGCAACTCATGGCCCTGTCGCTGTTCGCACACTTCCCGCAGGTAACCCGGGTGAAGAGCGGGCTCGTGTTTGTCATCGCAGACAAGTTTGTTCCGGCCGACTTCAACGCAGCAGACCATGACACGTTGTGGGCCCCGTGGATCAAAAAATACGCCCGTATGGAGAAGGCGCATGAGACTGGTGTGTGGAACCCCGTACCAAGCGGCCTATGCCGAAAGCACTGCCCTGTGGTAGAATGCGTCCACAACGGACAGCACAGGTGACTTATGCCCTACGTGAACAAGCCCCGCCCCTACAAGAAAGAGTGGGCACAGGAGCAGGCTCGTAATGAAAAAGCCAACCGCGCGGAGCGTGCCCAAGCGCGTCGCGCGTTCGACAAAAAACACGGCAAGAAAGCCCGCCAAGGGCTCGACCTGAGCCACCGCAAAGACCTAGCGCGTGGCGGCAGCAACTCAGACGGCGTGCGTCTGGAAAGCCCGAGTGCAAACCGCGCTCGGGGCGGCGCGCTGAGCAAACCACCCAAGAAGAAGTAATTCTGCGGAGAACCCGATGGAGATCGTGAATAACCGCGCGTTGCGATTGCAACTGCGCAACCCAACAAGCGTCACTACTGTTATCCCCAAGAGCCAACAGACGGGACCGAATGAGGTCCTCGTGCACTGGGGCGTTACCGAGGCACAAGCCTTGCGCGACCTTAACATCAAAGCCCCTGCACCCATCTCTGGGCGGTACGATTGGCCGGGCCAATACAAACCCATGGATCACCAACGCACGACGGCCGAGTTCCTCACCATGCACAAGCGGGCGTTTTGCTTTAACGAACAGGGGACCGGTAAAACGGCCAGCGCTATCTGGGCCGCAGACTTTCTTATGAAACAAAAGCTCGTGCGCCGGGCCCTCGTGGTGTGCCCCCTGTCTATTATGGACTCTGCGTGGCGCGCCGACCTGTTCAAGTTCGCCATGCACCGCACGGTGGATATCGCCTATGGAGCGCCCGCAAAACGAAAAACGGTGATTGCGGGCCCGGCCGAGTTCATTGTCATAAACTACGACGGTATCGGGATTGTCGAAGACGAGATCAGCGCCGGTAGGTTCGATCTGATCATCGTAGACGAGGCCTCGCACTACAAGAACGCGCAGAGCAAACGCTGGAAGGTTCTCAACCGCTTGCTTACTCCTGACACGTGGTTGTGGATGATGACCGGTACCCCAGCGGCGCAGTCCCCTGTGGATGCGTACGGCCTTGCAAAATTGGTAAATCCGCAGGGAGTTCCTCGGTACGCCGGAGCCTTTCGGGATATCGTTATGACACAGCGCACGAAGTTCCGCTGGGAACCGAAACCGGACGCGGTGACCACGGTGCACCGGGTACTGCAACCGGCCATCAGGTACTCCAAGGACGAGTGCCTAGACCTGCCCGACATCATGTACACCAAACGCCACGTACCGATGACCAAGCAGCAGGAGGTCTTCTACAACAAGCTGAAGCGAGACATGACCATGGAGGCGTCCGGTGCGGAGATCACCACCGTCAACGCCGCCATAAACATGAACAAGCTGCTGCAGATCAGTGCGGGTGCGGTCTATACCAACGAGGGAGACACACTCGAGTTCGATATATCGACACGCTACAGCGTCCTGCAGGAGGTTATCGCGGAAAGCTCCAAGAAGGTGCTGGTGTTCGTGCCGTTCAAGAGCACGATTCGGATGCTGACAGATCGCCTTCGGGCCGACAACATCTCCACCGACGTCATCTCAGGGGACGTAAACGCTGGAGCGCGGACGGATATCTTCAAACGGTTTCAGACCGAGACTGATCCCCGAGTACTTGTCATCCAGCCACAATCGGCGGCGCACGGCGTCACGTTGACGGCCGCGAACACTATCGTATGGTGGGCACCCACGGCCTCGCTTGAGACTTATGCGCAGGCCAATGCCCGTATCCACCGGTCAGGGCAAACGTCGAAGTGTACGGTGGTGCAGCTGGAGAGCTCTCCAGTGGAACGCAAGCTGTACGCCATGCTGGATAACCGGCTAGACGTGCACACGAAGATTCTGGATTTGTATCACGAATTGCTTGACTAACGTACGTATTGGTAATATATACCACGTATAGTCAACCGGGAGCACCACATGACAGACGATATCTCCGACCTGTCGGTCGAGAAACTAACGCGCACCTACGTAAAAATCCGGGACGCCCGGGCCGACTTGGCGGCCAAGTTCAAGAAGGAGGAGCGCATCCTCGTGGAGCAGCAGGACGTGATCAAGCGGGCCTTGCTGGATTACTGCACCGAGCATGGGGTCGAGAGTGCGCGCACGTCAGCGGGCATTTTCTACCGCACAACGAGAACCCGCTACTGGACGAGCGACTGGGACTCTATGAACCGATTCATCATGGAGAACAAAGTGCCAGAGTTCTTCGAGAAGCGGCTGAACCAAGGCGCGATCAAGCAGTTTCTGGAGGAAAACCCGGAAGCTGTTCCGCCCGGACTTAACACGGACGTCGAGTACGTCGTAACCGTAAGGAAGAAGTGATGTCGGCAACGTATGCCACTATCCGCGAGGTGTCAGATTACTTTAAGGTGTCTGTCTCTACCATACGCAACTGGGTCCGTAACGGGACCATCCCTGCAGATACCTACAGCAAGGCTGGCGAGACCTACCGCTCTAACCTTGATCTAGTCGAGGGGGCCTTGCTCAACACCCCCGAGGGCGAGGCCCGTGCCTCCAACCCTACCACCAACATGAGCGCATCAACCCGAGTCGAGGAGAACGACCTATGAGCACCGACCTTTCCGCCTTTAAGGGCAACCAACTGATTTCGTCTGAGCTGTTCAAGAAGCTGATGGAGGTCAACAAGACCCTTGCGGGGGGCACTGGGGGCACGACACGCCGCATCAGCATCAAGGGCGGCCGGTTCCGCGAGATGGTTAACGGCGAACAGATTCGCGTTAACTCGTCTGGGAGCATGAACATCATCATCCTCAGCTCGTCCAAGATCGGGCGCACGTACTTCGAGGGTGCCTATGATCCGGAGAACCCCACGCCACCAACCTGCTGGTCTCCAGACTCCGAGAAGCCCGATGCAGCCGTTCCGGCAGATCAGCGCAAGGCCGCGTCGTGCCGCGATTGCCCGATGAACATCAAGGGTTCGGGGCAAGGCGAGAGCCGTGCATGCCGGTTCAACGTGCGCCTTGCTGTGGCGCTCGAGGGGTCGCTGGACAAAGTCTACCAACTGCAGCTGCCCGCGACATCGCTGTTCGGTGACGGCAAGAACGGTATGCTGGGGATGCAGGCCTACGCCAAGTTCCTGAGCTCCAACGAGATGCCGATGATCGGCCTCGTGACGACCGTGTACTTCGACGAGAACAGCGAAACCCCGAAGCTGTACTTCAAACCTGCGCGTCCGCTGGACGAAGAGGAGTTGACGGCCGTGCTCAACCTCGCCGAGCACGAAGACGTGGAGAAAGCCACCACCTTGACCGTGTACCAGACGGACAATGCGGACGAGAAGCCCAGCGGCTCCAAGGCGTACAACCCCAAGAAAGAGGAGATCAAGATCGACAAGCCGTCGGATGAGGAAGTTGAAGCCCCGAAGCGGGTATCGTCCAAGTCCGAAGCTCCGGCACCGAAGACTGACAAGCTGGATAGTGTACTCTCCGCATGGGATGACTAACAACAAGAGGCGGGGCGTTACAGCCCCGCCCACTCCCATACAACCGAGAGAGCAGCGGAATGACCACAACAGACTTCCTACGGGGCGTACTAGCTAAGGATGGCTTGTACTGCTTGTGGGTGTTCAATCGTACAACTGAGCGCAAGATACAGACGTTTCACGAGACGATTGGTGCCCTTGTCGCCACGGCGATGGACTATGACGCACGGGGCTGGGATGTATATTTCGCCACGGCCACCTTCAAAACCGATGCAGGCCGCACAGCCGACAATGTTCAGGCCATGCGTACCTTTTTCCTAGACCTAGACTGCGGGGAAACCAAAGAGTACCCCGATCAGGTGACAGCGCTGCACTCCTTGCAGAACTTCTGCACCCGCATGGGCCTACCGAAACCGCTGCTGGTCAACAGTGGGCGGGGGATACACGTCTACTGGGTTATGGACCGGGACCTGTCGAAGTCTGAATGGCAGGCCATAGCGGACAAGCTGAAGGCGTCAGCTATACAGCACAGCTTCCCGATGGACGGTGCCGTCCCGGCCGACGCTGCCCGCATCCTCCGTATTCCGGGCACGCATAACCACAAGGACAATCCCCCTTCGCCCGTGTCGTTGCTGACGCAGGCCGGGGGCAGCGTCGTATCGTGCGATACCTTCGCTTCGCGGTTCGAGGGGATAGTCACCAAGGCCCGCACGCACATCCCAGCAAAGCACCGCGCAATATCGGATCAGCTGCTGGGAAACCACAAGAACAGCTTCAAGATGATCCTGACGCGGGCGGAGCCGTGCGCACAGATCATGCACGCTGTAACAAAGCAGGCTGAGGTCAGCGAGCCCCTGTGGCGGGCCACGCTGTCGGTTGCCACGCATTGTGAGGATGCGGCCAAGGCTATCCACGCGGTATCTCGGAACCACCCAGACTATGACCCCCACGTGACCGAGGACAAAGCAAGCCGCATCAAGGGCCCCTATCTATGCGAGCGGTTCGAGGAGTTTAACCCGGGAGGCTGCGAGGGCTGCCCACATGCGGGGAAGATCAAGTCTCCTATCGTGCTGGGTCGAGAGCTGCAGGCAGCAGAGACGGAGGAAGAGCGCACGGTCGAGGTGCCCAAACCGCAGGCCCCCGACGAGCCGCCAGAGACGGTAGTGGTCCCGAAACCCCCGACCCCGTACGTGCGGGGCGCTTATGGTGGGGTGTACAAGCAAGGCGTGGATGACGACGGAAACCCTGACGATGTTCTGGTCTACCATCACGACCTGTACGTGACCCGGCGGGTGTACGACCGAGATACTGGAGACTCTGTGGTCATACGACTGCACCTGCCAAAGGACGGCATCCGCGAGTTCAGTGTACCGCAGAGCTCGATCAACGCCCACGACAAGCTGCGCGAGGCGTTGAGTGCCAAAGGAGTGACAGCGCGCAGCAAGAGACAGTGGGAAAACATAGGGTATTACATCATGGATTACGTAGACCACCTGCAGGCCAAAGAGGCCGCCGACCAATCGCACCGGCAGTTCGGATGGACCAAAGACATGCAGTCTTTCGTCCTCGGGGATAACGAATACTTCCCGGGCCACGTGCGCCATAACCCGTCGACAAAGCAGACTCGGGTCCTTGCCGAGTACATGGAGCCACGCGGCACGCTGGACCAGTGGAAAGACCGCATGCAGTTTTTCACCCACGAGGGGATGGAGCTGCACCAGCTCGTTATCTGCAGCGCTTTCGGTGCGCCCCTCATGGAGTTCACAGCTATCTACGGGATGCTGCTGCACCTCGACGGACCTACGGGGTTCGGCAAATCGACGACGCAGCTGGCGGCAGCGGGCGTATACGGCAAGCCCGACGGGCTTATGATCAAGCACGACGACACGATGGCCTCGACGTTCAATCGGTTTGAGGTGATGAAGAACCTGCCGGTATACATCGACGAGCTGACCAACTGTAGTCCGCAGGACGCCAGCACCATCGCCTACTCCCTATCCGCCGGGCGGCAGCGGATGCGCATGTCCTCCGGGGCCAACGAGGAGCGGACGCGAGGAGAGCCGTGGCATTTGACCGCCGTGAGCTCGGGCAACGCCTCAATGATGGCGATCCTAGAGGCCGCCAAGGCTCAGCCGGATGCCGAGCGCGAGCGGGTGTTTGAGGTCAACATCAAGGACTACGTATACCCGCACCCGAAAGCCATGGCGGATGACTTTCAGAACGCGATCAACACCGAGGTTTATGGCGTAGCGGGCCCGGTCTACATCCAGTGGCTTGTGGAGAACAAGGAAACAGCGAAGAAGTTCTTGCAGTCGACGCAGGAACGCCTTGACGCGGCCACCGGGCTCACTTCCAAGAACCGGATGGTGTCGGCCTCTATGGCCGCGTACCTTGCCGGGGGGATGCTGGCCAAGCGGTTGGGGCTCATTGACTTCGACATGAAGCGGGTGTTCGATCTGGTAGTGCGGCTAGTCCGCGAGCGGAAGTCCTATTTTGAAGGAACGCACCGCAGCAGCCTAGAGTACCTAACCCAGTACATCACCGAGAACTGGAACAACGTGCTGCGGATCAACAGCACCCAGCGGGCTAGCCGGAGCGGGTCCACAGAAGACGAGTTTGTAGTCCCGGATGCCACCCCACGCATCTCGCTCGTTGCCCGTTGGGAGCCAGATACCAAGCTCCTGTATCTCCTGCCGAAGCCGTTCCAGACATGGTGCGTGGAGCAACAACTGAACGCTAAGGGCCTGCTGCAGGATATCGCGAAGACCAATGCCGTGGAGTTCAAGAAGGTGCGCATCGACAAGGGGACCAAGCTAAGCCTGTCGGCGATCAACGCCTACGTCATCAACCTTCCCCTAGAAGAGCCGGACAATGCGAGCGCCACGACTGGATGATCTGTATCCCGACGGGATACCCATCTCTGTAGATTGGGACGCATGGGACGTGGGTATGTCTATCTTCGTCCCGTGCACAAAACCGAGCGTGGCGGTCGACCACGCTCGGGCCATAGCCAAACGGAAAGGGTATACCTTGGAGTGCCGGACACGCGTAGAGAACCGCTATTTAGGGGTTCGCATTTGGAGAACTACCTGATACAGTATCGGCACACGACTGCTTCGTGGTTACCTGCTCACTCGGACACTCCCCCGCTGGCTGCTCGCCAGCGGGTTTTTTAGTACCGGGTGATACCGTCCACCATAGCGTCATACTGCTGCACGAGGACCTCGCGCACCTGCGGGTTGACGCTTACGCCGTTCATCATGGTCTCTACCCCTTTGCCCCGGCGCTCGAAGGATTGTTTGATGCTTGCCGGGGTGATAGCTGCCTCCGGGTAGCGCGATGCCGTGGTCTGATTGAACTCCGCGATACGCTGGTAGGCCTTCTGCACCCCCGCCGTGTCCCCGGTGCGAGACGCCACGAACAACTCCGTCAACAGTTTGGTGCGTTTGTCCGAAACTGCTTTGCCTACCCGAGAGCTCTCAGAGGCACGCGTCTGCTTTCGGACATAGTCTGCCATGTTGAAGCCAACAGCCTTACCGAACAGCTCCATAGCCGTCGGGTCCTCGTGCATGAAGTTGCCCTGCCGCGTGCGAATCCCGCCTTCAGTGGTAAAGCGTAGGGTCTGCAGCAGGTTAGAGACTGCGATAGGGGTCATGGACTCGAGGCCTCGCTGGTACTCTCCGGCCATTATGTCTACTGCACCCCGCTTGATACGCGACGCAGTAGCCCACGGCGCACCAAGAACGGTCTGCACAATGGTCTCTTCCGCGCTAGGGTCGGTGTTGAACCGGTTCGCGCGGTACAGCAAGCCGCTGAGCCCTACGCGGTCGGCTACCTCAAACCCGGTCACGTGGTTGATAACCCCCTTGTATGCGAGTTCCCCCATCCACAGGCGCGTGGCCTCTTCTACGCGGAGTTCGTCGTCGTCCCGAAGAGCGTTGCCGATCATGGCGTAAAGCCCGAACAACGGGAGGCCCGCCGCCCCCGCCATGAGGAACGTAACCCCGGTGTGGCCGACAAGCTGTTTCATCGCCTGATCTCGCAGCTCTTTGTTCCCCCCGTAGAGGTTTGCGGCGAGCTGTTGGGCGGACCTGAACAGAACGGTGGATACGGTGATGCCGTAGTTCTTGTACATGAACATGACCCGACCCAGCCCCCGCTGCGTGAGGCGCGGTGCCGTGTTCATACTGGCGCTACCGTTGAGATACTGGGCTTGGTACACGGCAGTTTCGGCCGCCTTCTGGCGCTTCTCTGCATCCGACATAATCGCTTCGGCCGGTGTCGGCTTCTGCTCCATACGCGTGAGTTCCAAGTCATACGCCGCGATGGCGGTAACCTGCCGGTTCATGCGCTCGACCATGTGGAAGGGGATACCGAAGAACGCCATAGCCCGGTCGGCGAGCGACCGCGCCTTGCCCATCTCTTCGAGACCAGCAGAGTCGAAGAACTGCGACTTGTGGGACATCCCCCGGTCTCCGAGCAACTGCATGAGCGGCTGGAGGTGTGTGGCGCGTGCCAGCTTTTCCGGAGGCAAGCCGATCCCGGTGTTGACGGTGTAGTCGCCGTTGTTGTCCAGCACATAGTAGTTGTCGAGGGACGGCATGGACTTGAGTGTCTCTGTGGTCTGCCCCCCGAGGGCGACAGGGAGCTCCCCAGTACGCTGGTAGCCGCTACCCATAAAATCCCGTGACGCCCGGGTGATGGCCGAAGTGGCCGCACCGTACCCGTACGTGCCCCCAAGCTGCGGGAAGATCACGTTTGCCATGCCGCTCAGGTTGACGAGGGCACTCGCAGGAGACCCGAGCAGGGTAAAGGCGTAGGTCACCTTGTTTGCGAGGCGGGCCGCACGCTCTGCGAGAGAGTTCTGAGGTGCCATCGCGTTGTCCCCGAGGGCCACAAGCTCTCCGAGCACCAACTGCTGTTTCTGCGAGGGGTTGCCTTTTGCTGCGTCGGCATATTCTTTCTGCAGCGCCCGGATGAGCCGCCCATATTTGAAGCGGGCCGCCGCGCTGGCCAGCCGATAACCCTTCTGCTCGAGCGCGAGGTCGGCGCTTTCGGTGTAACCCGCGACGTTCCTGCGGCGGTGGAACTGCTTGGCCAGAGAGCCTTCCGGAGCGGCCTCCACAAGCGCTTGGGCGATCTCTTGGATGGTCTGGTCCGAGATAGCCTTGTCCGTACCTGCGTGCTTGTTCTGGTACGTGGACAGCAGGCGCATCGTGTCGGCGACGTACATGCTGCGGTCAGTGAAGTTTCCGCTACTGATGTCCGCCGCACTGTACACAGAGACCGCAGGGGTGCCGTCGGGGTTCTTCGCCACACCCGGGGTTTGTCCCAGTTGGGCGATGAACCGCGTCCGCTCGTTGGGGTTGGAGAAGGTCTTCTTGACCGGTTCGGTGGATTGCGTCACCGGGTTGAACATGGAGAACTCCAGCCAGAAGTCTCCCTCCCGCACCAATGGGAAGTAGGGGGTGATCTCGCCCTTGCCGAACACCATGACGTAGGCGCTTTGCTTCAGGGTGGCCGCCATCGCCGGGTCGCCGGGTAGCGAGGAATCAATGTTACCCCGCAGGGTCTCCCAGAGAGAGGTATACTCTTTGGTGTAGAAGTCCCGCATAGCCGCATACATGGTCCGGCCTTCAGCAGACAGCTGATTGTCGAAGATAGTCTTCAGGTCCCGGAAGGCGCGGAGCTGCACAGGGTCCACGTCCTGAGTTGCCCGTGCGGCCGTGCGTGTCTTCGGCGGTTGCGCGTTGAGGCGAGCCACGGCCAAATCGCGGTCGAGGGCGGAGTTGAACTTGAACCGCCGCCGCCCCGTGATTTCCCCCGCCGCGTCGAGCGTCTCGTAGGCAAGCCACCACTTGCTGTAGGTGTCCTCGGGCAACGTCAGGTCTACGCTCTCCACAGAGGATGCAGGCATGAGGGCATCAAGGATTTCGCGGTCGGCTTTGGCGGTCTTGGCGTAGGCCTGCCGCATGTAGTTGACGCGCTCGATGGCCCGGTCATACCCCGCGTTCATGTTCTGGATGGTTTCCAGCATGGCAAAGGGCCTAGCAATACCGACCTTCTTCGCGATCTCCCCAACGGCGAGGGTGGGAAGTAGGCTGAGAAGAGTCTTGCCTCCTACCTGCCCAGCGGTGTCCATGTAGGCAGAGGCATCATCGGCAAATTTGGTCCGGGTATTCTGACGGTCCCGGGCGGTCACATCCATCACGCTGCGGATGCCGTCGGCAATCACGGAGTTACCGGCACCGAGGTTTTTGCTGTACAAGATGTCGGCAGCATTGTTGCGTTCGGGTGTGATTGCCATGTCGATCAGAGCATCTGCAGTGGACAGGGCCGACGGCCGCCCGGTGTTCCGCCCGATAGCTTTGACGAACTTACCGAGCAGGGTCTTGACCCACTCGAGCACGCTCTTGCCGCTGGCTTGCGGGGGCAGGTTCCGCCCCTTCGCGTCCAGCTGCGCGAGGCGCGCCCGGAGGTCGGGGTTGGTCTTCACTTCGGCGGCAAACTCTTCGACCGTGAGCTCGCCCGGCATATAGATGGAGATTTCGTCGATCACCGAATCGAGCACGCGCTGGAGCTCTGCCCGCAGCTGCGAGTTCGGCTTGCGTAGCTCTGCCAGCGTGACCGCGTGAAGTGCCTCGTGGATAAGAGCAGAGACCGTAAGACCAATGTCCTCGTTCAGCACGATGGTGTCTTGGTTGGGATAGTACAGGCCGTAGCTGTCTTTGAGCGCGGCTGCCTCTGTATCCAGCAAGTCCGGATGCGACGCGTTGATCACCGCAACTTTTGTGCCGCGAATGTTTTTCGCGATGGTGAGCATCAGCGCTGCCATTTGCGGATCGACGACGCGATCAGCGACGTAGCGAAGGGCCGCTTCAAGCTGCCCGTTACGCAGCGCGTTGATGGCCACCTGATCCAGCGGCAAGTGCATCTGGTAGGCCTGCCGAAGGCCCTGCATACCTCGATAGGCGGCACTGCGCAAAAAGTCCTGCGACGCCTTCGCCTCTGCGAGGATGGTCAGGACCTCTGCGTCAGACAGGGCGCTACGTTGCTCGGTGGTAAGGTCCGGCCGGGCCACCCGCAGGGCGTACTCCATCCCGGACTCCCCGGTCTTACGGGGAACAGAAGGCCGCCTAGCTGCCGTAAGTTCTTCGCGGGTCGCAAGGACCGCTTTGGGCAGGGCGGGCAGGCCCGGCTGCCTCCGACCGGCAGCAGTTTCGTTTGCTGCCCACGCTTCTGCAACCGCTTCGGTGTTCGCCACTACGGCCATGGCGTTGTTGACCGTTTGTGCGCCCTTGATGGCCTGAAGAGTTTTGCCCTTCTGCACAGCCTCGTTGACCGCGTCTCGCGCCTTTTCTTCCGAGGCGATGCGCCCCGCTTCCGTGGGGGCGTACTTGGTGATCCGACGGCGAGCGGCCTTCTCTAGGCGGCCCACGCGAGATACCTCGTTCTGCACGTACTTGATTGCCGCCGGGGACAGGTTCTTCTGCACCCAGTCCATAGCCTTCTCGGCGACTTTGGGTCCGACGTTGGCGTCAAGAAACGCCGACGCTTCGCCCCAGTCCGGCAGGGTGCCTGCCTCCTGAGCTTTGGTCTTGTTGTCGATCAGCTTGGTTACTGTAGGGTCGGCCGCGAGGTCGCGGG